AAGATGAAAAAATGAGTCAAATGAGGTTGGATAAAATTAATCGTCTAAAGAAAAGCGGAAATCCTAGAGATGCCGCTGATCTTTTGACAAAATATATGTAACAACCAACAAGGAGAAAAACAAATGGCTGTATTAACTACTTACAATACAACAGGTAGAAGGGAAGATTTGGCTGATATTATTTATAATATATCACCGTCAGATACCCCTTTTATGTCAGGCGTTGGTAAGAACAAAGCGACTAACACTACACACTCATGGCAAACAGATACTCTGACTGCTGTGGCTGCTAATGCGAAAGCTGAAGGAGCTACGATTTCATATCCTACGCTTACTTCATCTACCAAAGTCAGCAACTATACTCAAATTTCTTCAAAAGCTTGTCAAGTGTCTGGAACAGATGACGCTTCGAATTTAGCTGGAAGAAATACAGAGTTAGCATACCAGGTGGCAAAATCTGCAAAAGAACTAAAAAGAGATATGGAAAATGCTCTTTTAGCTAATGTGGCGGCTGCTGCTGGAACTTCAGGTTCACCAACAAGATATTTAGGAGGATTACCAACTTGGTATTCAACTAACGTCTCTGCTGGAACTGGCGGTTCTGGATCTGGTGGGGGAGCTATTAGAACAGATGGAACTCAAAGGGCGTTCACAGAAACTTTACTGCGATCAACTTTGAAGACTACTTGGGACAGTGGCGGAAACCCTAATGTAATCATGCTTAATGGTTTCAATAAACAAAAACTATCCTTCTTTACAGGTGGAGCAACTAGATTCGACAAAGCAGAAGATAAAAGACTTATGACTTCTATCGATGTTTACGAATCTGACTTCGGAACAATGCAAGTTATTCCGAATCGTTGGATTAGAAAAGCTAATTCAACTTCTGCTAAAAGAGGACAAGATGTTCACTTACTAGAAATGGATTTCTGGGCGGTGTCGTTCTTGAGAGATTTCAAACTTCAAAATCCTGCTCAGACTGCTGATGCAGATCAAAGATTTTTGGTAGTTGAATATACTCTTGAAGCGAAGAATGAACTATCAAGCGGACTGGTTACAGACGTAACTACTTCGTAATACTTAACAGTGTGAGGGGAGTAATCTAAAAAATCTGCTCCCCTTGCATTTATATTAACATTGAAGTCCTGAGATTAGATTAAGGGCGGAACAATGAGGATAAAAACATGAGAACACTTAACGACTATTTTATAACTGCAAAGATTGCAGACATCAGCACAGCATCTTCAACATTTGTTGGAATACCTGATGGTGGGAGAGTCATCAAAATCATAACAGCCCTTCAAGGTGCCATTGGAACAGCAAATGGAGCAATCACTTTTGAAATTGGTGGAACAGCTATGACCGATTCAGCAATTACGGTTGCTTATTCTGGTTCTGCGGCTGGAGACGTAGATACATCTGAACCAACTGCGGCAAACACAGTTTCGGAAGATGGAACTATTGAAATGATTACCGATGGTGCTTCAACTAATGCGATTGTACTTTATGTAACATTTGTTATTAGAAGATAGTATTTACTATTTGAAAATAGTATAAACAAAATTGGGGGTGGCTCTGACCTAGCGGTTTTTCCACCCTCACAAATTAAATAGGAGAAAAAAACAATGTACAATTATGGTTTTCAACAAACCAGTACGGCAAATGTAGCGACATCAGGTACGTCTGCACAATCTGCTGCTTTGGGAATTGCTGAAAGTGGAGTTTTCTGGGTAAGACTTTGTGCTGATACAGATACTTATTATGCTGTAGGGAGTAACCCAACGGCAACTACTAGCAGCACTTTTTTACCTGCTAATACAATAGAAATAATAAAAGTTGATGTAGGCGATAAAGTTGCAGGAATTATTGCTACTGGTACTGGTATATTAGGTGTTACTGTCTTAACGTCATAATGGCTAAACCCAGATCGTATGGGTATGTTCATGTTAAGCAAACTAGAATAAAAAGACCAGGCCGTCATGCGAAGTCGTATTCTAAACGCATACCGAAGAGAAAAAAAACTAGAGGTCAAGGTAGATGAAAGAAACAAAAATAGATGGTTTAAAAAGAACTGATTTTATTAGCGATGAAATGGAAAAGAAAGTCGTTATCAAAGAACAGCTTGACATCGATTCTCACCTTAAAACCAATAAAGAACTCTATACTCAAAATGATGGCTACAACAAAGATAGAACTTTTAAAAGAGTGGCTTCGATTCCTATTTTGGCATTACAGATTTGGGCTGAAGAATATAACGGTGATAATAATTGGTTTAGTCTTCCTAAAGTTATTCAAAATAAAATTTTAAAAAAGAAATTGAATAGTAATCAATATCAATATTTTAAAACTGCAAAAGGAAATTTATAGTGGCTAAAAAGAATTGGATTCAAGGAGCAATTAAAAAACCTGGAGCTTTAAGGAAATCTTTAGGTATTAAAAAAGGTCAAAAGATTCCTTTAAAGAAATTAAAAGCGGCTGCCAAGAAAAGTGGTAAATTAGGACAAAGAGCTAGACTAGCAATAACATTAAGAAAATTAAGTAGGAATAGATAATGGCATTATCCACATATACAGAATTAAAAACATCCATAGCGAACTGGCTAAATCGTTCTGATTTAACCGATGAGATTTCTGATGATTTTATTAAATTAGTTGAATCCGAATATAATTCTAAATTAAGAATTAGAAAGATGCAGACTACAGATTCTGCCTTTTCTGTTTCAGCAGAAACGGTAGCTTTACCGACAGGATTTTTACAAGTTAGAGATTTTTATATTGTTCAAGGAGCTGTTAAAAAACCTTTAATTTATACAACTCCATCTCAAATGGATTCTATCTATGCCAGTTCAACTTCTGGAACACCTAAACGCTATACGATTATAGGAGATAATTTTAGATTTGCTGCAACTCCTGATACGACTTACACCGCAACTTTAAATTATTATAAAGCTATTACTGCTTTATCTGGCTCTGATCCCACAAATTATATTTTAACTAATCATCCAGGTATTTATTTATATGGTTCTCTTTATCATGCCGCTAATTTTTTAGGAGGTATTGAACCAACGAAATTACAAAATTGGTTAAGACTTTATACATCAGGAATGGAACGACTAGAAAGAAACGACAAAGAAGATACTTGGAGTGGTTCACCTTTACAACAGCGTTCTGATGTAACAGTTGCTGCACCTTTTCAAAGTAACAATGTAGCAATTCTAACCAATAACAGTTAGGACTATAATGCAATTACCTTTTGGAGAATGGCTACCAGATCAACCTAAGTTTATGAATCCTGGTGCGAATGTAGCAAAGAATGTTTATTTTGCTGCTAGAAGTTATAAACCTTTTCCTTCCTTAACTGCTTATAGCTCTAATAATATTGGAGCTTTATCTAAAGCAGCAGGTTCATTTCGATCCACTGATAATACTAGCTATAATTTTGCTGCAACTAAAACAAACATTTATCAATTATCTTCAGGAACTTTTACTTCAAGAAAATCAAGTTTAACTGGAGGCGATACCGATTATTTTACCTTTACTCAATTTGGAGATTATCTCATTGTTAGTAATGGAGTGGATGCACCCCAATATTATTTAATGGGAACTTCAACAAACTTTGCTAATCTTTCAGCGATTGCAACGGATGGTACTCCTCCTTTATTCAGAACATCAGGAGTGATAAGAGATTTTTTAATAACAGGAAATATTAGTGGAGCAACTAATAGAGTTCAATGGGCAGGAATTAATGATATTACCACTTGGACAGCCGGATCAAAACAAGCCGACTACCAAGACTTACCAGGATCAGGCGGACAAATTGTAGCGATTACTTCTGGGGAGTATGGTTATATTTTTAGACAAAATGAAATTGTTCGTATGGACTATGTGGGTGGCTCAACCGTATTTAGATTTTCTGTGGTTTCACCGAACAGAGGTGCAGTTTATGGAAAAACAGTTTGCCAAGATAATAGAAGGGTTTTCTTTTATGCCGATGATGGTTTCTTTGAAGTACAAGGAGATAACATAAAACCGATTGGAGCTGAAAAAGTTAATCGTTTTTTTGATATAGATTTAGATAAGGCCTTTTCGGATCGAATCGTAGCTGCGGTTGATCCTTTTAATACTTTAGCCATTTGGTTATACCCAAGTGCGGACAATCAAGCGAATACCACAGGAATTTGTGATAAATTATTAATTTATAATTATGTTACTGAAAAATGGTCTTTTGCCAAAGCAACGGCTAGTACCATCTTTTCTCAATTCGTTGGAGCTTATACGGTAGAAACAATGGATTTAATATCCTCTAACTTGGATAATATTAATATTGCTTTAGATACGGCTTTTTGGTTAGGAGGACAAAGATATTTAGGAGCTATCGATGGAGATTATAAGGCGGCTATTTTTTCTGGAAACAGTAATGATGTGGAAATTGAAACAAAAGAAATTGAGTTGTTTCCAGGTTTAAGGTCGGATATAACGGAAGTCAGACCCATTGTAGATGCA